TTCAACACGATTAAAAATAGAACTAATTGGCTCAGGAGAGCAATCCAACTCTTGGGGTAATACGACTAATAATAACTTTAACCAAGTTTTTGAACAGTCAATTGCAGGTGTATACAGCAAAAACTTAGGATCAGCATCTAGTCCTTATACACTGACCTCGGGTAACGGACCACAGACACAAGCAAATAATGAAGCAAGACAAGCAGCAATCGTATTTACAGGTCATAGTAGTGACTTTATTATACAGTTTCCTGCTGTAGAAAAATTATACTTTCTGCGTAATGCAAGTGCTTCTAATAAAATTACAGCACGATTAGGATCATCAGGTAATACATTTGTTCTTAATCCTTCAAGAAATGTTTTCTTAACAACAGATGGTACAAACTGGTTTGAATTACAAACACAAGGTAGTGACTGGTTAACAAAGACAGGCACCTATACATCTTTTGCGGGTGATAAAATATTTGTTAATACATCAAGTAGTGCATTTACTATTACCTTACCAGCGTCACCAAGTGTTGGTGATGAAGTAAGATTTTTAGATTTAGCAAATACATTTGATACAAACAATTTAACTGTTGCTCGTAATAGTGAAAAGATTGATGGGGCAACGGCAGATTTAACAGTAGCAACAGAAGGTGCTGCTTTTGCGTTGGTCTATTCGGGATCAACCTATGGATGGAAACTATTGGAGAAATAATATGGCAACATACGCATCTATTCGTTATAAATTTTCTGGCGCCAATGTTTCAGGCGTTGCACAAACAGCAAGTAATCTAAGTGATCTAGCTGACGCATCAACATCAAGAAGTAATCTTGGTGTAGCAATTGGAAGTAATGTTCAAGCATTTATTTCTGCAACTGCAGGAACTAATGCTAACGGTACAAGAACGGTAAGCACATCAGCTCCGAGTGGCGGATCTAATGGCGATATTTGGTATCAATATAGCTAATGCATAATGCCAGTATATGTTAAAGATGGTGGAGCTTGGCGTACAATAGATAGACTCTATGTACGTGACGGAACTTCTTTTACAAATCAAACAATAAATAATGTTTATGTAAAGAATAGTGGTACATGGGAAAATGTTTTTGTTATTTTTGAAACACCTACTTCTTTTACAACAGGATCTTCAGGATCAATTGCAGTACCTGCTTTAGCAAACGCAATACATATAAAACAATCTGTTGCTGGTGGGTCAGGTGGCTATAGAGGCGCTGATTATGATAAAGCTGGTGGTGAATCTGCTGGACCTGGTGGAGCATCAGGTGCTTTTATTTCTGATATGGTTTTTAATATAACAGGTGGTGAAACATTAACATTAAATGTTGGATTAGGTGGTGTTGCAGGAACAGGAACGTATTCTGGTAACTCAGGCACAGGTGGTAACACAACTTTGTCAGGTTCCTCTTCAGGTCCTTTATTTACTTTAGGTGGCGGCGGTGCTGTTTCTGTTTCAGGTGGCGGTGTTCAAGGGCCTCTTCGTTCTAATAGTGCTAGTACAGGTGGAACAAGATCTGGTTTTGCAACTCCTCGATCATCGGGAACAACAGTAGATGGTTTAAATATTACAAGCTTTCAATCAGGACCAAGAGGTGTTTTTAATCAACAAGGAGACGGAACAGCAGGAGCAAATCCTGGTAACTGTTCTGGTGATAACTGTACTATTGGTGGTGGTGATGGCGGTGATCCTTATAGTGGTTCATTAACAACAGGTGGTACAGGTGGAGCAAATGGTAACACAGCAGGAACGGTTGGCACACAAGGTGGCGGCGGTGGAGGAGGAGGCACAGAGCCTGGATCTTCTGCAGGTGGAGCTGGTGGTGACGGTGAATTTATTTTTAGATTTATGAGGATTGCATAATGCTAACAAAATTAAATATAGCTCCTGGCATTGATAAACAAGATACAGAATATGGTGCGGAAGGGCGTTGGACCGATGCACAAAATGTACGATTTCATTACGGCTTACCACAAAAAATAGGTGGTTGGTCTACTATTATTACAGATACACTTATTGGCGTTGCAAGAGATCAACACACATGGACAGATTTAAATGGTGTACGGTACGCGGCCATCGGTACAGATAGAAAATTATATATTTATACAGAAGGTACAGCATATGATGTTACACCTATACGTCGTGGTCCTACATCTTTAACAAATCCTTTTACAACAAATGGCACTAACAACGTTACTGTAGCGGATACAGGACATGGTGCTATACAAGGTGATTTTGTAACCTTTGATTCTTTCTCTGCTATTGATGGCTTAGACATGAATAATGAATTTGAAATTACATCTGTCACTAATGCAAACTCTTATGTTGTAACACATACAGGAACAGCTTCTGGATCCACAGCAGGTGGAGGTGGTACAGGTAATGCAAACTATCAAATTAGTATTGGACAAGAAACATCGACCTATGGTTATGGTTGGGGTACAGATGTGTGGAATACAGGAACGTGGAACACACCACGATCTACTTCTACAGTAACTATTGATGGTCGTAACTGGTCTTTTGATACGTTCGGTGAAGACTTAATTGCCACCGTGCATAAAGGTAAAACTTTTCGTTGGGATACCTCATCAGGTACAACCACTAGAGCTGCTGTTATTACACAAGCTCCGACAAGTTCACGATTTAATTTAGTTTCTATGCCAGACAGACATGTCTTTTTATTTGGTACAGAAACAACTATTGGTACGGCTTCTACGCAAGATGATTTATTCTTGCGGTTTTCCTCCCAAGAAGACTTTACGGATTGGATTCCTGCTGCAACAAACACAGCAGGTTCCTTTCGTATTCAAGATGGATCAAAAATTGTAGCAGCGGAAAGATCACGTAACGCGGTCCTTGTATGGACAGATACATCACTGCATGCATTACAATTTGTTGGTGCTCCTTTTACTTTCTCTCTTGTTCAATTAGGTGGTGGTTGTGGAGCTGTTGGTGTACACTCTGCTGTTGATATTAATGGTGTTGCGTATTGGATGTCACAAAATGCTTTCTTCTTATATGATGGTACAATTCGTAAATTACCTTGTTCTGTACAGGACTTTGTTTTTGAAGATTTTAGCGCGGCCCACCAACCAGAAACATATGCTGGTGTTAATTCTGAGTTTAATGAAATAACATGGTTCTATGCATCAAATGGATCAAACTATATTGATCGTTCTGTTACATATAATTACTTAGAAAAAACATGGTACACAAATACTTTAGCAAGAACAACCTGGACTGATTATGGTGTCTATCAAGAACCATATGCAACATTGTATAGCCCTACAGCTACAGCAACAACACCTACAGTATTAGGTGTAACAGACGGTGCTACGACCTATTATCAACATGAAACAGGTAGTAATGATAACTTAACAGCAATGACAGCCTTTATACAATCAGGTGATTTTGATATTCAAGATGGCCAACAATTACTACATGTAAGTCGCGGTATTCCTGATTTTAAAAACCAAGTAGGAAATGCAACGATCACCATGAATTTTAAAACATACCCTAATGATACGTCATCAACTGCTGTCACCAGAACTGTTAGTTCTAGTACGACAAAATTTGATACACGTGGTAGAGGTAGACAAACAAATTTAAAAATTGAAAGCACGGATCTTAATGCAGATTGGCGTTATGGTACACTGCGTTTAGATGTGCAACCAGATGGAGGTAGATAATGGCTAAAATAGCAACAACAAGATTACCAGATGCAACACCTGATTATCAGGCGGATCAATTTAACGCTCTTATTCGTATATTAGAGCAGATTACGCAACAGTTAAACTTTGGTTTTCAACAAGATATAAAAGACGATTCAACGGCTAGGAGTTGGTTCCGTGTCTGATATTTTTATTAGTAGATCCAAAACGGGTACAGGTAGTGCTGTTGCTGTATATACAGTACCGACAGCAGACTCAGGAGCCGTGCCTCCCGTACCACCGACCACGGCGATTATCAAAAGTATTCGCTTATCTAATCAAACAGGTGGTGCTGTAACAACAACAGTATCGGCTTTTGATAACAGTAATTCTAACTTAGAAATACCTTTACATATAACAAGTTTAGCTGATGCTTCAGAAGTAGAAGTATTATCAGACGGCGTTCCTATTGTATTAGAACAACAAGATGCTATTAAAATAACAGGTACTGGTGTAAGAATACTAATTAGTATATTGGAGATAACGTAATGTCAGAAATAGGTAAAAAAGTACAAGACGCTGAAGTTGTAGGGCACGAAGTAGTAGATGGAAATAAAGTTCCTGTTTTAAAACCAGAGGTTTGGGAAAAAGTATATTGCAACAATTGTAATAATGAAGTGGACTCAGAAGAGTTAGCAACAGGTAATTGTAGCGACTGTGGTAATCCTTGGGCTTCAACGAAGACCAAAGATGTTACCATTCGCGTTGTTAAGATGCCAGACGTTTTTGGATCTGGAGGAGAACTTTAATTTTTCCTGCACTCGCAGTTTTCATCACAGTGACTTGAGTTGTCTTTCTGATGTTTTTCTAATTCTCTTTCCATAGTCATTAAACGTTCGTG